TCATAGCCTTCGTTTTCTTCTTGTGTAAGTAACCAAAGTTTCACTTTCTACCCTCCGACCTGTGCATATCTTCGCGCAAATCCTGCACCCTTAGCTCGTTGCACCGCTGGTCGCTATGCTCGATTTCAGTTCGAAGTGTATCGATTAGCGACGACTTGTCCGATTCTTGGTTATGCACGATCACCGGTCCTCCGATGCCCATCGCCGCCATCAGGGCGTAGACCATCCACTGCGGGACTGGCTTCGGACTGTTTAGGCGATGCGTTGGTAATTCGTCGGTCATCACCTGATCCTGTGAGCTTCTTGGCTTCCATCTTACGGCGCTTTATTTCCTTGCGATAGTAGTCTGCATTGCTCTGCATTTTCTTTGCCGTATCCCGCGTGGATTTTTCCAAAGCGACAAGTTGGGTCAAGTCAAAAAATTCAACTGGGTAGCCAAGCAATTGTGATTGTTCAGATTTACGGTTTATCCGGTCTGAGATGGCTTTGGATTCGCGGACTGTCATGGATTGCCTGCCCTGCTTTTCGCTAAGTTGGATTTCTTCACTTCCTGAGAAAGAATCACGCGTTCTTTAGGTGTCATGGAGGCAATAGCGAAATCGGCGTCTTTGTATGTGATGCCATGTTTTTTCGCGAGATGATTCGTTAGGCGACGTTTAGCTGCTGAATGGGTCATCAGAAAAGGCCTTCAATAGCGCGGTCAAACTCATCAATGTTTTGATCGATCAGCTCACGCAAACCGGGATATTCTGGCTGTTCCTTTGACTGCTGCCAGCCGATGTAACCAAACGAAACCTCTTTCGGTTCAGTGTGTCCATCGCCATAGTTGCGCATCTGAGATTCCAGCCAGTCCAATCGTTCGCGGTCGGTATGTTCCATCTCAAAACGCCTCAATCGCTTTATTGACTATATCCACCAGCGTTTGGCCTTCGCGGCGGTACTTTTCTAGCTTGGCTACGTTGGTAGGCGTAAACCAGACACCGATAAATTTATCTCCCTTGGCGAGTCTAGATTGACGCGCTTTGGCTTGATATTGGTTTTCTTTGATGCGGATCATGGTTTCTCTAGCAGGAACATCTTTGCGAAATGGCGCAGCTGTCCCCGGTGGATAAACGTTAAAACCACTCGGGTACATTGAGTTCATCGCTAAAACCCACTTTTTCTCTAGTTCGTTTAGCTGGTAAGGGGAACATGTTTCCAATATCGCTTTTTCAAAACTTTTCCACCCAAATTCTTCTATCGCATCCGCTATTTTCCCACTACTTCCTCTTTTGTGGCCTAAAAACCTTTGCTCTATATCAATGCTTTGACCTACGTATGTTTTACCTGTCGCAACATGCTTTATGGAATAAATTCCGCAAGTCATGGTTTAACCTTTTCCAAAGAATCTTCAATTGCTCGGCGCACAAATTCAGCCACTGGAACGCCGGTTGTCTTTTTTTGATTTTTAAGTCGGCCAACCATTTCTTGAGAGAGAAAAATATTCACTCTAACCATCGGTACAACTATGTCGTTTTTCATTTTTATGCCAGTGATGATGTATACATATATCATGCACACTTATATGCTTACGTCAACACCTAAATATCGAACGACAGGGTTTAGCTATTAGAAAAGCGAATATCCTGGCTCAGTTTTAGCGTTACTGCCAGCTTTTTCAATTGATTCACAAAGCTCGCGATGCATTTTTTCTTCCCTATCTTCAAGACGCTGTTTTTCTCTACGAACGTCTAGTACGCGTCTGGCTTCGCCTTGAAACTCTATGGGCATTTTGCAGATAGCTTCATCTTCGTTAGCTCGTATCTGATTGGCAATGACACCTTGCATGATGGCTATATATGCTGATTCAAACATGATTAACTCCTGTGACTAATCGGATTGCCTCACCAACTGTATAAATCACGTGTACCTCGCAGCCAACACGGGCTATCTCAGCATGCATCTTGACCTGGGCGGCCGTTAACTGGCGATCTAGGCGGGGTTTCAGCGGGTTCTTGACCTCGATCATCCACATGGAATGTCGATAGCAGGCGAGAAGATCGCAAACACCACCACCCGCGCCAGATAGATCCATCACGAATACGCCTATTTGACGCAATGCAGCGACAATTTCCCTTTGATTTTCGTCGGTTCGACGCTTGTGGTGGATCATCTCGGCTGAAACCATGAAAATGGGTTTATTGTTCTCTTCCAATTAAGTCCACTCATCTGTTGGGATGCCATTGAAGGATTACTAGGCATGCTAGGCCAAGCGTTTTGCATTGATGCAATAAAACGATTAAGACTTACTCGGCATTCGTCATAAGCCTCTTTCGGCGTTCGACCATTTCCTGAGCATGGGCTACCGGGAAGGAAGCAATACCAACCACCATGGCTAGGCTTAATGTGATATTTGTTCGGTCTCATTTCCTATCCTCCATAGCCTGCCACGTACGGAAAACACCTTCAGCCAGTGCAAGTCGAAGCTGATCACGCGTATAACCCGATTTAACCGCACCATCGCATTTCTGATGGCATGGATAGCAGCACCAAGCGCCGATAGCGTCAGACGACTTGTAACCGCGTCCTGAGAGTCCTGCAAGAGAGTAGTGCGCAAGAATTGTCGTTTCACCTCCGCCGTCACAGCCTTCTAAGCGAACCATGCAAGGCTGACCTCTTGCCGCTTTACGCGCTGGCGTGGTTTTCATGGTGAACTTCCGCCTTTCATAAACTGATCGGCATAGATTTTCATCTTTACAGGATCACTCCATGGCGATAGCGCGGAAGAAGGTTCATCCCATTTAGTGAAAGCCATCGTGATGATGGTATCCCAATCATTTTTAGTAGGCATAGGCATTTTCCCAGCGAAACCGCGAAACCAGTAAGCGAATTCATTCGACGTCATTTTTTCTCTCCCTTTCCGCGTCCAGCCAGCCTTTTTCCCAGAATGCTGTGGCCCAATGCGAGTCACGGGCCATCGAAAGTCGGTAAGGACACATGTATTTTTCCAAACCAGCCTTATAGTCAGCATATCCACGATTGATGCAGGTGATGCGGTCGTATAGGTCGGTCATGGCGATTTCTCGCGATGCGTGATTAACGCGATCATCAGACCGTTTCTACGCAAATCCATCTCTTTCTGAATCTCAGGGTGCATTTCCAAGATTGCCTTTTTCACGGCATCGTCTATGGATGGCTCAATTGCAGCCAACGCTTTACCTTTGAGTTCGTCAAACATCTTCTTGCAAAACATATCCAGCAATAAATGATCGATCTTCACGCTTTCGTTGTTTTCCATGGCTATGCATTCTCCCGTAATTTGAATTGATCCGGCCTATCCAGCTTTCTCACCCTAGCAATCGTACCGTCAGCGTGAAGCGCTCTCGTTGCGCTACTCACACCCATCCAGGAACAGTCCGTAAGCTGGCATAACTCCCCGATATCCCTAGGACCATCGGCTAGCGCGGTGATGATCTTTAGGGATTTGGGCGAGCGGCGGGATTTGGCGTTCATCGTCAAAAGTTTCCCTCTGCAACTTGAAAGCATGGAACGGCGTTGGATCGCCACATCGAAACAACTTGGTTTCTATCGTCAAAAACAGCAACCAAGCGCCTACGATCTTCGTCAAGCATGCCATCCCACCATTCCTGCTTGACCACATTGTCAGCCCTATAGTCTCCCTCTTGCCGCATAACCAAAGCGGTATCTAGGTCATGCGTCATGAAGTTGGTATTTTCTATAAGCCATTTAACGGTTTTGTCTCTCACTTCCTCACTACGCCCGCTGAAAATCCAAATATCGGCAGAGTGCCTAAGGCGCTCCATCGTCGCAATCACCGCAGGAATGGGTAAATCTCGGTTACACGCTGCGTAAAATCTACGCCAACGGTTAGGGTCATGTTTCTCATCGAGAATATGCTTGCGATGCTCGATGTTTGCCAAAGTCCCATCTAAGTCAAAAATGTATAACGGCTTCATACCCAATCCCTCGCCATAGCCTCGCCGATGATGTAATTCATAGCCTGCATCTACCATCTAACTTCGCTTTATCGTGATAGTTACGCTTCAAAGCCTCTTGCCGCAACCATAGGCGACATTCGGTTTGTGCAGGTTCTTTCAGTTTGTCGATCAATGGACCCCATCGTCGGAAGTTAGGTTCTATTTGCATGATATTCAGGGCCTCGGTTAGATGATGGTAGATCACGCCAGTCCCCAAATAATCGACCTCTTGCGCGATCTCGGCCCCCAGCCCATCGGAGCTACCAGTAAATGACGCATGAGCCTTAAAAGTGACTTTCTGGCCGTCTCAAAGGCTATCGATAGGCAGCGCGACAGTTCATTGATTGACATGGGTCGAAGTCTTAAAGCTTTCAGGATGCGGATGCGGAGACGTTCAGGTCTTAGCATGGTGTTACTTCCTTCGATCTTGGAAAACGTGAATAGAAAGCACTGCGCTTCTTGTTCTCCTTTTTCTTGCAACCTTTCCTAACCTTTTCCATGGAAATTTCCATAGTTGTTCCAGAAGCAAGCGAAGCAATCAAATCACGTAGAAGTTGATTGTTGGAAAAATACTCTCCCTTCTTTCGACAGAAAGAGAACATTTCATGCAACTTGTGTTCGATCGCGTAAGCCTGACTTTCCGAGCCGATATGATGAGCATATAGAATCTTTAAGCGTGACGAACTTCCGGTCTGAAGCCCTTTCAAGCGAGCTTCTACATCATTGGCTTTACCGATCTTCACATTCCCGAACTGGTCACATTGCTGAATGAAATATATATGCATTCTTGTCTCCCATACTCAAGTCATAGATGCCTTTGGGGCACCTAGCCGGAAACAACCACCTCTGGTACTCCTACCACCTTTGTCCACATCGGTTCGTCATCCTGACCTTTCCGACAAGCCCTTCGGTGCCCACTTGAATGGTTTTACTTAGCGCCGACATCAAAGCGCTTGGTAGAGAGTCAGTCTATTCTGGGTTCGCCCGACCTTTGGCAATAAGCTAACGCGCCCTGACGGCAAGTTATTACGAATCACCCAGGGGTTGCATTGCACCTTATTGGTGCGCTAGGATGGTTTTGCACCGCAATGGTGCATTACATCCAGCTACTTGTCCTAGCTGACACGCCGGAACCTTTGCGGGGTTGCCGGCGTTTTCTTTTTACGCTTCCGTGAGATTCATGTCAATACCGCGCAAGACGTATATCGCCGCTGAGCGAGTTCTAGGATGTATTCGCACCAGCGGAGTTGGCGGATGTAGTGGGTGGGAGTGTGGGTCATTTTGGATGGTCCGGGCATGGTTGCCACATGTAAGGTGGGTCAATTTTTGACCAATCGGTTAACGTCTCAATAAGCCACACTCCGTGCCGACTATCAAACATCGCAACAGCAGGACTTATCAATTTTCTTGTACTGACCAAAACTGGTTCGTCTTGTGGGCAAGTAATCATGTTTTGCCACATATCATTTCACCTCTGGCTCGGTTATGAGTAAAGGTACGTACTGATCAATCCACGCGTTGATATCTCGCTTCAACTCATCACAAACCTTACTATCGTCAAGTGCCGCACTCATCCATGCGCCTAAATCAACGTCTTGCTGTGACCATGCGCGCGTGCTGTGTGGCAATCGTGGGAAATTGTCCATCATCATCCCCAGTAAACGAACTTTCGTCCACGCCACATGCGAACCTGCCTACGGTCATATAGGCGTGGAATCATACGGCAATAAATTTCGCCAAGATTTCTGATGGATTCCGCAATTCCGTCTATAGTCACGGAATCGTTAGCTATGTATTCCATCACTTCACCTCTGGCGGGGTTATGGATGGTTCCGGGAGTGGCATCCAATGCGTCGGGTAGCAAGAAACGTTATAACCGTAACCTGAATTGCTTCTCCACCAGATCCCCATTCTATAACGTACTGAAACAATCATTTCGTCATGGTGTGGTGCATTTTTTTCAAAGCTTCCTTTTAGAAGAATGACTGTTCAATCCTTTGGTGCTGTTTCGATCGTTTGCCAGTCCATCAGTCCGAACTCCTGCTTTAGTCTAAATTTTCAGCCTTGTTATATCTGTTGCATCCCATGCTCCAAGCGCATCTAGAAGACTGCTAGGACTAAGAAAATTTGTTCGATACTTTGACGGATATGGAACAGACGAATACACGTAGTCGGGTAAGCCACTTTTTTCATTGTGAATGAACTTACGATGCACATAACCATGTCTGTGTAGATCAGCCAAACTCTGTCGAATGTCAGATCGATGAACAAATAACTCATCGGCCAACTGTTGTGGTGTCTTTTCTGCACAACACAGAGCTTTCAAGATACGGTCAATGTGAGCTGACAATTTTAGCCACCCTTCCGCAGCATTCCTCGGCTAGTTCGCGAGCTTCAGAACGCTTTGCACAGACGATAATGAGTTCGGCTGTATCCGGATCGTAGACAATCCAGGCGATGATCTGTCCATCTTCATGCTTATTCATTTCTCACCTCTTGAGATGCGCTTATGCAAACGTACTGTCTTTGCTTTCTCTAGCAGAACAACAACGTTTGCAAACTTTGGTTGATAGTCATCGTCAAGTAGGCGGTACACGGTAGCCCGCGAAATTCCGCACTCTTTGGCGATTCGTATGGCTGACCAGTTATAGGACAGCAGCTTCTCAACGGCTTGTTTTGGGTTCATGACGCGATAGTACGTCTCATGAAAGAAACATGCAAGTGAAAAATAATTTCAGAAAAGTGTTGACAACATATCTCATGAGTGAGACATTACATCCAAGCCAGCAACCGCTGGAGTGAAGACAAAACGATGCACACTAAAGATCAAATACTCGCCGCACTAGATTTGGCGATAGCAGATCACCAGGTAACGGCGGGTAGTGGCACTGACTGGGAATTCATCTCGGAGCTTCGTGCAGCTAAGACAATCATCAGTCGCGCAACGGTTACTTCCGTGCCTGTTGACCTCACCACCGCGACGGAGGCCTGAGCCATGAACCGAAACCACAAATTCACCTACGCACCAATTCTTCCAATCGATAAGATCAAGCCATCCAGAAAGACAACGCTCGGCGAAATACTGTGCATTCCAGTGATGGTTTTAATCGCCTATATCGGTGGGAAGCTGATGGGGTGGACGCCATGAACGTCGCCCAAGCCCAGTCTCGCCACGACAACAGCTACGACGTCGAAGCGGAACGTAACGCCCGTAGCGAAGCGCGCGAGGCTTCGGTCCGCCAGCGTATCGAGTCCACGCCGGACGAACTTGGTGAAGCGGTAGCCGATTACTACGCCGGCAATGAGCATTGCGACCTGCTGACCGAGTTCACGCTGGCGCTATGCGGCGCTGAGAAGTTGGTTGACGCCATTGCTCACGGTGATGGTCTGCCAGATGCCGAGTTGCAGGCATTCCGTTTTCTTTGCCGGCAGATCGAGGAAGCCAAGCGCAGGACTGCTTCTGCCGTTTCGGAGCGCGTTGAGCAGGAGATGACTGCATGCGCCTGATCAACTAATTCGACCAAGCGCGCCACGTTCTTTCTTGGTATGAACCACAACACTAACCGCGAGCCGGCGCTACCGGCAACACGCACCATCGGAGAAAGCAATGAAGATGTATCGTCAAGGTGATGTCCTGATCCGCCAGATTGCTTCGCTTCCCGCGAAGGCGACCGAAGTGAAAAACGAAACGCGCATTGTGCTGGCCTATGGTGAGGTGACTGGCCACGCACATGCGATCCGTATTGGCGAGGCTGTCGAGTTTTCGATGGCTGATGCGGCGAGTGCCGTAAAGCGCTTTCTGTCCGTAGCCAAGCTAGCGCACGTCAACCACGAAGAGCACGCCACCATCGAACTGCCGGCTGGTGTGTACGAAATCATCCAGCAGCGCGAATACACGCCGGAGGCGATCCGAAATGTCGCCGATTAAGCGTATCGAAAAGCTCACTCCGGAGCAGGTTGCACGCTTGGAAGAGTTTCGCGAGCGTTGGCTTGCACGCGGACTTGCGACCGGGCCGTGTGACCGTCCTGCGATGGAAGCGGCTGCGGATGAGGCATATCGCGCTGCAGGCTTGGAGCCTCCGAAGATCAAGATATGGCTCGGTTCGCCATTCGCTGGAGCCATCGGCGCGCACTTGCTGATGCGCATACCAAAGCTTTCGGGGGATCAGGTCGGGGATCAGGTCAGGGATCAGGTCAGGGATCAGGTCGGGGCTCAGGTCTGGGACCAGGTCAGGGATCAGGTCTGGGACCAGGTCAGGGATCAGGTCGGGGCTCAGGTCGGGGACCAGGTCAGGGACCAGGTCTGGGCTCAGGTCGGGGCTCAGGTCTGGGCTCAGGTCAGGGATCAGGTCGGGGCTCAGGTCGGGGACCAGGTCAGGGACCAGGTCTGGGATCAGGTCGGGGCTCAGGTCGGGGACCAGGTCAGGGACCAGGTCTGGGATCAGGTCGGGGCTCAGGTCTGGGCTCAGGTCGGGACTCAGGTCTGGGCTCAGGTCGGGGACCAGGTCGGGGCTCAGGTCGGGGCTCAGGTCTGGGCTCAGGTCGGGGACCAGGTCGGGGCTCAGGTCGGGGCTCAGGTCTGGGCTCAGTTCGGGGACCAGGTCTGGGCTCAGGTCTGGCGTGCCACCTATGGGCAGCACGATGCATCTTGGCTCGCGTTCTATGAGTTCTTCGGCGATGTATGCGGACTTGAAGTTTGCGGCCGGTTGCGTGGCTTGAACCTTCTTTCCGAGTGTGGCTGGTGGTGGCCCTTTGCTGGCGCAGTGATTCTCACCGAGCGTCCTACTTCCATCCATCGCGATGATCAAAATCGTCTACACAACACTGACGCAGCCGCTATAATTTATCCGGACGGCTTTGCGCTGCATGCTGTTCACGGCGTGCGCGTTCCGGCCGATGTCATCGAGAACAAAACATCAATCACGATTGAACGCATCGGTAAAGAGCCAAACGCAGAAATCCGACGCGTGATGATCGAGATGTATGGATCGGATCGTTACCTGATCGAATCGGGGGCAAAGGTCATCCATCGTGACGCGACCGGTCTGCTCTATCGCAAAGAGTTGGTCGATGACGAGGCCATTGTGATGGTGCGCGTTCTTAACTCGACGCCAGAGCCTGATGGCGTGATGACGCGCGAAGAGGCCATTGCTGTATTCGGCGATGCGGGGAAAGCAGCCATCAACGCCTCAGAAGGTGCGCGCTTCAAGGAATACATGATCAGAGTTCCGCCGCAGATCACCACGGCGCACGAGGCAGTTGCTTGGACGTTTGGTCTTGATACTGAGACTTATCATCCTGAAATCGAATCATAATTCACAACACAAGCCGGGTAGCGGCGAGAGGATTTTATATGAGTATCGGACAAGGGATCGCGATAGCCGGGATATGGATATTTGCTGGATTATGCGGATTAAGCAATACCGTCACATCCATAGGATTTTATATCGCTATATTCATAGCAGTCGTAGCTTCAGTTGTGATTTGTGCCTAACCCATCCCAGCGCCCAGCGGAAATTTGGTGATTGATATGAGTAATTTAGCGACAGTTGAAAATGACGGACCGAACAACGTATCGCCCATGTTCGCCATGATTGAGCGAGCAGCGCGTGATCCTGCCGTCGATATCGACAAGCTCGAACGCTTGATGCTGATGAAGGTCAATGCGGACGCGCTACAGGCTCGCGGAGCTTATGACGATGCAATGGCTGCACTTCAGCCTGAGTTGCCCGTCATCGCCGAGAGAGGCCAGGCTGACCGTTATTCCTTTGCCAAGTGGGAAGATATCAACGTCGCCATCAAGCCGGTACTTATGCGGCATGGTTTCGCACTGACATTCCGCACAGATTTTGCCGATGGAATCGCTATTACTGGCGTTCTTTCACATCGTGCCGGACACCGTGAAGAAACGACGATCAAGCTTCCAGCTGATGGCAGTGGAAATAAGAATCCGGTACAGGCTGTCGCATCAAGCGTCAGCTACGGAAAGCGATATGCGGCCAGTGCGCTGCTCAACCTAACCAGCCATGGCGAAGATGATGATGCCTACACCGCGATGGTGGAAAGGATCACAGAGGACCAGGAAATCCAGATCAACGATATGCTGGAAGCAACCAATTCCGACAAAGCCAAGTTCCTTGAATGGCTGAAGATTGACGGCGTATCGAAGATCCCAGCGAAACGCTTCGATGAGGTGATGAAACTATTTAAGGCGAAGGTTAAAAAGTGAGGATCATCGAATGCCAACAAGGCACACCCGAATGGTATGCCGCTCGCCTTGGTATACCAACCGCGTCCGAGTTCGACAGTATTATAACGCCGAAAAAGGGTGAT